GGTACAGATGGAGGATCAGGTACAAGTGGAGTAGCAGGTACAAGCGGAACAAATGGTTCAGCAGGTACTTCAGGGAAAAATGGTATTGCAGGTACTTCAGGTGTCGCAGCTACTTCAGGTACAACAGGTGCTGCAGGTACAAGTGGTAAAAATGGGGTAGCAGGAACATCAGGTAAAGATGGAACAAATGGTACATCTGGAGATCCTGGAACTTCAGGCGCTTCAGGTGCTTCAGGTGTAAGCGGAACAAATGGCTCAAATGGTACTTCAGGTATAGATGGAGCATCCGGAACTTCAGGTTTATCAGCTACAAGCGGAACAAATGGTTCATCTGGTAATAGTAGAACTTCAGGACAAGCCGGAACTTCAGGTTCAAGTACTACATCTGGAACCTTTGGTTCATCTGGTGCTAGTAGAACTTCAGGTATAGCAGGGACTTCAGGTTCAAGTAATACTTCAGGAACAGTAGGTTCTTCAGGAGATAATAAAACTTCAGGTGTAGGAGGTACTTCAGGAAAATCAGGTACTTCAGGAACAACAGGTTCTTCAGGATCTAATGGTACAGCAGGTGCAAATGGTGCTTCAGCAGTTTCAGGAACTTCAGGTTCTTCAGGAACTTCAGGTGTAGATGGAGGTAGTGGTACTTCAGGAGTAGCAGGAACATCAGGTAAAAATGGTACTAATGGTACTTCAGGTAAAGATGGTACAAATGGTACATCAGGTGATAATGGAACAAGTGGTAAAACAGGTGTTGCAGGTACTTCAGGTAAAGATGGTACTAACGGTACTTCAGGAGATCCAGGTACTTCAGGTGCTTCAGGCGCTTCAGGAGTAAGTGGAACAAATGGTTCTAATGGTACTTCCGGTGTAGATGGAGCAGCAGGTACTTCAGGTTTATCAGCTACAAGTGGTACTAATGGCACTTCAGGTGATAGTAGAACTTCAGGAGTTGCAGGAACTTCAGGTTCAAGTACTACATCTGGAACATTTGGTTCTTCAGGTGCTAATAGAACTTCGGGAGTAGCAGGTACTTCAGGTTTATCAGCTACAAGTGGAACAAATGGTTCAGCAGGTACAAATGGTAAAAATGGTATTGCAGGTACTTCAGGTGTCGCAGCTACTTCAGGTAAAAATGGTACAAATGGTACCTCTGGAAAAGATGGTACACATGGTACATCAGGAGATCCTGGTACTTCAGGCGCTAGTGGTGCTTCAGGAGTAAGTGGAACTAATGGTTCAAATGGTACTTCAGGTATAGATGGTGCTGCCGGAACAAGTGGTGTCGCTGCAACATCAGGAACAACAGGAGCAGCAGGAACTTCAGGTAAAAATGGTGCATCAGGAACTTCAGGTACAAACGGTGCAAATGGTACAACAGGAGCAGCAGGAACCTCAGGCAAAAACGGAGCATCAGGTACTAATGGTACTAACGGTGGGAATGGTACAACTGGTGCTAATGGAACAAGCGGTAAAAACGGAGTCTCAGGAACAAATGGAACAAATGGTGCAAATGGTACAAGTGGTGCAAATGGAGCATCAGGTGTAAATGGTACAAACGGTTCAAATGGTACTTCAGGTGTAGATGGTGCTGCAGGAACTTCAGGTGTTGCAGCAACTTCAGGTACAACAGGAGCAGCAGGAACTTCAGGTAAAAACGGAGCATCAGGAACTTCAGGGGTAAATGGAGGAAATGGTACTACTGGAGCTAACGGTACAAGCGGTAAAAACGGAGTATCAGGTACTAATGGTACTAACGGTGGGAATGGTACAACAGGAGCAAATGGTACAAGTGGTAAGAATGGTGTTTCCGGAACAAATGGAACAAATGGTGCAAATGGTACAAGTGGTGCAAATGGTGCTTCAGGTGTAAATGGAACTAATGGCTCGAATGGTACTTCAGGAATAGATGGTGCTTCAGGAACTTCAGGAGCAGCAGGAACTTCAGGACGAAATGGTGCATCCGGAACTTCAGGGGTAAATGGAGGAAATGGTACTACAGGAGCATCCGGAACTTCAGGACAAAGTGGTGCAAATGGAACATCAGGTAAGAATGGAACAAATGGTACATCAGGTGTCCCAGGAACTTCAGGTACTAGTATAAATGGTACAAGTGGTATTAGTGGTGGTGCTTTTGTTAATCACCCAGATTATTTAGTTAAAACTGATTCAACAACACAAGTATCTTCAGTAGATTTTGTTACAGCAAATAATTCGACCAATGTTTTATATAATACAGGTCAAACAAGAACAGATACCGCAAGAATTGACGATCCATTTAATCCACCAACAATGCAAAACCCAGAAGGTGGAGCAGGGATAAACATGATATGGGGTAATCAACCTGACAGTAATGTTACAGGTACACCTGATGTATGGTTAAGGATAAATGTGCAAGGTGAACCTTATGTATTCCCAGGATACTCTCCAGAAGGATAATTATGATAAAATTAACACCTAAAATAGCAAAACAGATAAAAGATAGTAACATACCAATAGTAGATATTACTTTAGAAGATTTAAAAAATGTTACTATTTCAACTAAACCACCACTGGTACATTCTTTAAAGAAAAAAACCAAGTAAGATTGGAATATTAAAAATAAGATGTTATATTACCAAAAACCAAATAAGTTATATGAAAAAACTACTATATGTAGCCCCACATCTATCTACAGGAGGTCTACCTCAATATTTAGTTAAAAAAATAGAACTATTAAAGCAAGATTTTGAAATTTATCTTGTTGAATGGGTGGATTGTACTGGGGGAGTTCTTACTATACAAAGAGATAAACTTGTAGATTTAGTTGATTCTGATAAATTTTATACTTTAGGAGAAAATAAATTTGAACTTTTAGACATTATTAATGATTTAAAACCTAATATAGTTCATTTAGAAGAAATTCCTGAATATTTTATGGATAATGAGGTATCTAAAAAATTATATACTTTAGATAGAGATTATTTTATTGTAGAAACATCTCATGACTCATCTTTTGATACATCCCAAAAACGTTTCTTCCCAGATAAATTTATGTTTGTCTCTCAATGGCAAATAAATCAATATAAAGGTTTAGATATACCAAAATCTTTAGTAGAATACCCAATTGAATATATTGATAGACCTAATAGAAAAGAAAGCTTAGAAAAATTAGGTCTAGATCCTACAAAAAAACATATATTACACATAGGCTTATTCACCCCAAGAAAAAACCAAGAAGAATTTTTTAAATATGCTAAAGCATTACCTGAGTATGAATTTCATTGTGTAGGAAATCAAGCAGAAAATTTTAAACATTATTGGGAACCTTTAATGGGGGATAAACCTAATAATCTAACATGGTGGAATGAACGTTCGGATGTAAATAATTTTTACCAATCTATGGATTTATTTTTATTTACATCTCGTGGTACTAATAATGATAAGGAAACAATGCCCTTAGTAATTCGTGAAGCATTATCATATCGAATACCTCAATTATTATATAACCTACCAGTTTACCTTAATTATTTTGATAAATTTGAATCTATTAATTACTTAGAACCTAATAATTTTGAAAAAAATTGTAATTTAATTAAATCAAATTTAGATATTAATTTTAATGTATTAATACACGATGAAGTTTTTGTAGTATCAACGTACCCATCAACAGATAGCATTATTAATACAACGTTAGACTGCGTAAAATCCATACAAGATAATGGTTATAAAGTTATATTAACCTCACACATTTCAATTCCTAAAATTCTTCAAGATCAAGCAGATTATTGTATTGTCGATACTAATAATATTTTAACTAAACATACATTTTATGAAAAATTTTATTGGAATAGTGATTTATATGATGTTGATCTTAATTTAAAAGGTGAAAATAATGACGTATATCATGGCCCCTCAGTTTACACTAATTATTATAATGGTGCTGCTTTATCTACTCAATTAAATTATTCTAAAGTCCATTTTTTAAATTATGATTATATTTTAAAAGATAAACAAGGAATAAAAGATATTTCTAAAATTTTAAATAAAAACAATTTTTACTTTTCTAACCATCACCCTATGGAAGGAGATGCTTTATACACTTATTTCTTTTCAGCGAACCCCAAAGAACTATTAAGAGTATTACCTAAAATAACTACAGGAGAAGAATATGATAATTTAATGGAAGTTTATGGTTCTGAATCTAACGGTTTAGAAAATTTATTCCATCATATTTTTAAAAATGAAGGAGCAATATATAGAGAAAAAGAAAATTTATTTGAATTGAAAACACAAGAAATATTTTTACATAAAGATTTTTCTCGTATAGAATATTTTTCTATTTTACCTACAAACGTTCCAAATTATTTTGTACCTTATTTTTACATTTCTAATAGCAAAGATAGTAGAATAGTTAAATATAAAGTTTATAAAAATGAAGAATTAATTATTGATAGAGAATTAAATATAGATCAAAAATATTCATTTTGGGATTTAATTAAATTTGAAAATAACTATAGGGTAGAATTTAATATTTTTAATGGAGATGATTTTATAGAAACTAAAGAATTCATTATAGATGAAGAATATTTTAATAATTTATCTAATAATGGTCATTTTAGATGGAAAGGAGAATTACCTAAACCTAAAGTAGAAATAATACATTTATTATCACAACCAAATTCTGAAAGGGAGCAAAGGTCAATAGAATCAATTAGTAAGTTAGGTGAATTTAAAGATATAGAATACACTCAAGTAATAAATAATCCAAACACAGATTTACTTCCTATAGGAACTTGTAATAGACCTAATGATGTACAACCAGAACCAGGTTATTATAAATTATCTTATGGACATTATGGTTGTTTTAAAGCACACACAGATGCAATAATGTCTTGTCCTAAAGATGATGATACAACATATCTATTTTTCGAATGTGATGCTTTGTTATTAATTGATACTGAAGAGTTTGTAAATAAATTATATAAAGCCATTGAAATATCTAAAGAAAAAAAATATACTTTCTTTAGCTTTGCTCATAATTATGAAGTATTTAATGAATATGAAAACCATCTGGATGCTGGTATGTTTACAGATGCACATTCTTATTTAATTATGGGGAATAAAATTGATAGAGTCCATGCTGTGATAAAAAATTCAAAATGGGATGCTTTTGACTTATGGGTAACTAATAATTTTAGAAATGAACCTAAAGGATTTTTTAAAGAACCTTTGGTTTTTCAAGCAAAAGGCCATAGTTTGGTAGACTATAAAATAAGTGAAACTAATATAAAAGGAGATATTAAACTATGAAAATATGTCATGTAGACCCAGCATGTGGTTTAAATATACCTCCTAAGGATTGGGGGGCAATTGAAAAAATTATATGGGAATTTGAAATTAATCAAACTAAATTAGGTCATGATTCTATCCACAAAATGGCTGGTGATATTATTCCTGAAGAATTTGATATAGTCCATTGTCATGTAGCTAATTTAGCAATTAGCTTACAAGAAAGAGGTATACCTTATATTTACCAATTACATGATCACCATGTATTACATTATGGTAAAGAATCTCGTGTATATAAAGAAAATTTACAAGCCATAGAGGGTTCATTAATATCTTTAATGCCTGCTAATTGGTTAGTTGATTATTTTAACCACCCAAAATGTGTTTATTTTTCTCATGGTGTAAACACTGATGATTTTTACCAAAAAACATATCATCCTCTCCCTACTAATCCAAAATTATTAATGTTAGCCAATAATGGTTTAGGGGGTGATCATACGTTTGATAGAAAAGGATTTGAATATGGTTTAGGATTAGCTATGATGAATGATTTAGAAATTACTATAGCTGGACCTTCTAATAATAAAAATTTTTTTAATGGTCATCTTTGGATGTTAAGTTATCCTAAACTAAATTTAGTATTTGATACACCTAATAATAAACTATTAAATTTATTTCACCTCCACGATATTTTCATCCACCCCACTATGTTAGAGGCAGGTCATCCAAATTTAACAATGATTGAAGCTATGGCTGCAGGTTTGCCTGTTATAGCTGATTGGGAGATGGAAGTTGATTTGCATGGGTGTTGGAGAGCCCCACGTGATATATTTAAAATGGATCAAGGGTTAAAAGATATATTAAATAATTGGAAATCTTATAAGAATCAATGTTTAGAAACCTCAAATAGATTATCATGGTATAATCGTAGTAAAGAAATTATCAAAATATACAATCAGTTTTTATGAAAGAAGTTTTAATTAAAGAATATAATAACTTAAAGAAAACAACCATAAAATCTAAAATTGGAGATTATGTATTTAAATTAAATTTTATTAATAATTCTACTTTAGAAATTTTAGGTGAAAAAGAAGGAAAATTTAATGTTCAATTTATTAACCAAGATAATGGGAAAATAGTTTATGAAACCACAATTACAAATAATATGTGGACTAAATGTACTAAGCAATATTTTGTAAATTATTTAGTAAAAGTTAAAGATGTAGATAGTGGAAATATTATATATGAACACTCATATAATGCCCAGGGGAAAAAAGTTTACATTCACTTTGCTTCAAAAGCAATAGGTGATACTTTAGCATGGTTTCCTTATGCCGAAGAATTTAGAAAAAAACACAATTGCGATTTAATTGTTTCTACTTTTTATAATGAATGGTTTGAAGAAAATTACCCTAACATAAAATTTATAAAACCTGGAACTGAAGTATTTGATTTATATGCTATGTACGAAGTTGGTTGGCATTATAATGAAAATAATACTATAAATTATGAAACTAACCCTAGTGATTTTAGAAAATATAGTTTACAAGAATGTAGTGCAGATATTTTAGGTATAGATTATAATGAATTAAAACCTAATTTAACATTTACAAATAATGGCCCCACAATTGATGGGAAATATGTATGCATAGCACCTCATGGATCTGCTCATGCTAAGTACTGGAACACCCCAGGAGGTTGGCAAACTATTATTGATTATTTAAATGGTAAAGGTTATAAAGTTGTAATGATTACTAAAGAACCTTTAGGGGATGAATGGCATGATTCTAAATTAGGGGGTACTTTAACAGGGGTAATTGATAAAACTGGAGATTATTCTTTAGCTGAAAGAGCTAATGATATGATGAATGCAGAATTCTTTATAGGTATAGGTAGTGGATTAAGTTGGTTAAATTGGGCATTAGATAAAAAAACAATATTAATATCAGGATTTAGCGCACCCTTTAGTGAATTTAAAGATTGCGAAAGAATATTTACCCCTGACCTTAATACCTGTAATAGTTGTTATAATAAAGAAAAATTAGATCCCGGAGATTGGGAATGGTGTCCCAAAAACAAGAACACAGAAAAACAGTTTGAATGTACTAAATCAATTCATCCTGAATTAATAATTAAAGCTATTGAAAGAATAAAAAATTCTTGATATTTATAAACAAAACCACAAATGGCAAATACACTTTCAAAAAATAACATTACAGATGGAAATGCTGTTGAAGCATGGAATGTAACTCAGTCTGTAGATGCATTTACAGGAATAGCACCATATGATATTACTATATCAGGTTCATTAAATATTAATGAAGCCCCAATAACCAATTTAACAGCATCTATTATAAGTGCTAGTGTGGGTATAACCGGATCTTTATTTGGAGTAGCTTCAACATCTTCTTATGTTTTAGCAGATAATATCTTCCAACCTTTTACAAACATTACAGCATCTGGAGATATAGATGTAACTGGCGCTATTACAGCATCAGAATATGTTGGGTTGCCTTCAGGTTTAGTCTCAGGTTCTCCTCAAATCCCATCATTATTACCTTCAGGTGTAGTTTCGGGTTCAGCACAAACAGTAGCTAACCTCCCTTCAGGTGTAGTTTCGGGTTCAGCTCAAATCCCCTCATTATTACCTTCAGGTGTAGTTTCGGGTTCAGCACAAACAGTAGCTAACCTCCCTTCAGGTGTAGTTTCGGGTTCAGCACAAACAGTAGCTAACCTCCCTTCAGGTGTAGTTTCGGGTTCAGCCCAACTACCTTCAGGGCTATACTCAAGTTCTTTACAAGTATTAGGTAATATTTCTTCATCAGGAGCTATATCAGCTTCTCGAATTGATTTTAATGATGGTACTTCTCAAACTACAGCCGGTGGTAGTGGTGGTGTTACATCTATAGTAGCAGGAACAAATGTTACTATTTCCCCTGTAGGAGGAACTGGTGCAGTTACTATCAACTCCTCAGGTGGTGGTGGTTCATCTATTACTGATGGTACTTCTACATTAGACTTTGATGGTAGTAATAACTTACAATTAGATACAACATTTCTCCCATCATCAGATGGGCAGTTCGATTTAGGAAATGCTTCTCAAAAATGGAGAGATTTATATCTAACAGATTCAACAATATATTTAGGAACAGATCAAATATCTATATTAGATAATATGTTAGCCTTTAATGGTGGAACAACATTAGCAAATGATATTGAAGGTAATGCTGGAACCGCAACAACCGCAACAACAGCAACAACAGCAACAACAGCAACAACAGCAACAACAGCACTAAATGTAACAGCATCTGTTAGTGTTAATAATGCAACATCAACAGCACAAAACCCTAAGTTATTATTATTTTCAGGAACAGCATCAGGTGGTGGTAGTTTTTCAACTGCAAGGTTTTCAACTGAATTAACAGGTAAAACTTTAGGAACTAATTGTTTTATTACACTTACGTACTATTCTCCACCAGCAGAACCTTCTTCACTTTCTGTCGATCTTTCTTCTGGAACAATAGAGGTAACTGATATAGCATTAGCAGGAGGGTTTAGCTTTATGGGGCAAATATGGTATTTCTAAAAATCAAATAATTTTTAACAAATAATTTAATATTTATAACAAGATGGAAAAAAAAGTTTTAACAGAAAAAGAAATTAAAAATTTAAAAGATTTAAAATCTCGCTTTCAACAACTAACAGTTGTTTTAGGGGAAACCGAAATTCAAATGATGAATTTAGAATTTACAAAAAATAATTTAAAGCAACAGTTTGCTGATATTCAATCCCAAGAAGTAACTTTAGCTAAAGAACTAGAAGAAAAGTATGGAAAAGGATCCATTTCTTTAGAATCTGGTGAGTTTTTACCAACTAAATAAAATTTTGAAGAACTTTAATATATTTATCATAAAACAATCATAAAATGGCAGAAACATTATTATCACCAGGTGTATTAGCGAGAGAAAACGATCAATCTCAAATTACAGCCCAACCTATACAAGCCGGAGCCGCTATAATAGGCCCTACAGTATTAGGTAAAGTAAATATTCCAACTTTAGTAACAACTTATAGTGAGTACTTAGCTAATTTTGGTAGTACTTTCTCTAGTGCTTCTGATGAATATAGCTTTTTAACCTCAATCTCAGCATTTAACTACTTCCAAAACGGAGGTACTTCTTTAATTGTTACTAGAGTAGCATCAGGATCATTTAGTCCAGCTACTTCATCTAACGTAGAAGGTAATACTGGTTTAAATGGAGGAGTAGGAACGTATGTAACAGGAGCATTTAATGCATCCGGATCAGTAGGTGGAACAGTTACAGGTGTTACGGCATCATTAACTGATGGAGTAGGAACAGGAGCAGAATTTACATTTGTACTATCTAACTCAGAATCATTAGCTTCAATCACAGTAACCTCAACAGGTTCAGATTATGCTTCAGGAGAAATACTTACATTTACTTCCGAATCATTAGGTGCATCAGAACCACTTGGAACAGATTTAACCATAACATTAGCTGCTGATAATATTCAAGAAGGAAATAATATATTTACATTAGAAACTTTAGCTGAAGGTGATGTAATGAATAGTACTTCACCAGAAGGAGCAGGAGGAACTTTACCATCAGGATCAACTAATAACGTAAGATGGGAAATTACTTCACCAAATACTGCAAGAGGTGTATTTACTGTAATCGTTAGACAAGGTAGTGATACAACAAAATCAAAATCAGTACTAGAATCATTTACTAATGTTTCTTTAGATCCAAAAGCATCAAATTATATTGCCCGAGTAATTGGTGATTCAACAACAAACTTATTAGGAGCAGGTTCATCTGATCCATATTTACAATCAACAGGTTCATATCCAAATGCTTCAAGATACATAAGAGTAAAAGAAGTAAACGTTAAAACCCCAGATTATTTTGATAATAATGGAAATGTAAATCCTGCATATACAGGATCAATTCCAGTAGCTCAAAGTGGTTCATTTGGAGATGCTGTAGGAGAAATCACAGG